GGGTTATTTTTTAATTTTTTTTTTGAGTTTTAAATTTTTTTTTTTAGATTTTATTAAGAAAAGTATTTTGTTTTAGTAATAAAAATGGAAATTGAACCATAAAAGAAAGAAAAGAAAATTTATTTTTTTTTTTTTTTTTTTGAAAGTAGGAAATCTAAATTAATTTAATAAAAAAAGTGATTAAACCTAGTGCACTAGGACCCATTGTTTCGATCGATAAACATGTTAACGATTCTAGAAAAAGGGAAATATAGTCATTTTCGACCACCATTTCGATCAAAGAGTTTTGACTCAATGATTTCCGAAAAGCGGAGGACGGGATCAGTTCTTGCTCCTGACTCATATTGAATCAGAGGAATGGAGACGTGTTCTTCATCATCATTGACGAAGTAGGGACCAGACTGAAGAGAAGAGATCTGACGACCGAGAGGGGAGTGTGTACTATCAGCTAGCGATGCATTAAAGCAAGTAGCTGCAGAGAGACGAAGTTGTGATGAATCATCAAAACCGGCTGGAGATAAGATATTAATAGTAATACCTTTTCGACCGCGGTACCAACTGTCTGTAGCAATGCGTGCTGGTGCTCGACCAATGTCGACATCAGCGATTGAACTTAATCCAGTCGTTGGCGATATATTTGCCAAGTTTGTTGAATCAGGAAAAAAGTTCGAAAGGGAATTCATTTGTCGTAGAACTCGAAACATCCAGGAAAGGGACAAATCATCAGATAAGCCCATAAATGTTTTGAGGTTAGTAACAGTCAAGTTGTTTGGAACATCAGGAACTGCCCAACGACGAATGGTTCGGATTTTCAAATTAAGATCAGTAACTGTAATTAAAGATCCGGTTTCAGGAGGGGAAACCCAGCCATACATATTTGTAAGACATTGAAAATCATCATCATTAGCTCCAAAACCTTGAAGACCAACAAATTGATTTTGTGGTGTAATAGTAGGTTGAGGATAAACAAAAGCGTCACGAGTTTGAGTTGTGTGAGCACCAAAGTTAAAGATGAACTTTTGATAGGCTAGAATAGGAGGCATTCTTTGAATACCAGGAACGGTACTCATTCCACGATAGGAATGAAGAGCAGTGAAACCAGTGAAAGGTGGAAAAGCAGGGCAGATCCATGAATACATGGGATCGGTTGGTTTAACACTTCCAAGTGATTGTAAAAATCCAATCATAGGAGAAAGGACTGTCCACTGTTCCAAAGGATACGTCTTAATGATCATTTGTAAAACTGTTCGCTCATCACGAGTGATTGCGCCAGCAGCTTCTCTTGCACGTAGAATTTGCAAAATAAAGATCATAGAGCCATACCAATAAAGGACGGGAGTAAAATAGTCGGGAATTGATTCTTGAACTAGAGTTGAATTACAAAGTGATTCACCCATAAAGAACAGAACAGAGAAGAAATTACCACACCACGGAACAAAAGTTGACGTAGCAGGATGGGTAACAGGAGGAAACCCAAAGTGGTAAGTAGAACCAGTTATCAACACCATGTGTGGTGCGACTTTTGATTCAGACTTCTTAGCCAAATCATCATTAGCTTCATCGTCAGTATCATCATCAGCAAGTATAACAGATGGTTTCTGTTTTTGTTTCTTTTCGCGAGATGCGACAGAACGTTGCTTGCCTTTAGTTGACTTGGATCGTCGAGAGTCATCTTTGACGGGTATGTCAAGTGCTTGCTCGATTTCGGCATCCGAAGAGTCATCTGAAGATTCGCCAGATGAAAGAACAGGTTCTTTCTTAAGGCTTGGACGACCAGCTTCTTTTCTGAAGTCACGAGACTTAGAAGAGGAGGACTTTTTGGTAGATTTTCCAGACATTTTAATGTAAGTAGTAGAATTTTAAATTTTCTCAAGTTGAAAATATAACTTAGTAATAAGATTCGCAAGAGCTTATTCTC